GATGGTACGGATGTAACCGCACTGCTTGAGAAGCTGATCGCAGACGGATTCAATGCCGAATACGATGCAGAAACGGAAGCAAACGAGAATGAAGCACATGGCATAGCCATTCAGATTCCGATGGCAGGATTCACTGAAACTGCCCTCCAGAACCTCCACACCTTGGTCGAAGCCAAAGGCAGTCTCATCAAAAAGGCTCTCGGAGTCAACGCCCTGCCGATTAACCAGATCGATGACAGGCTCGACTTTCCCTGGTTCGCAGAGGATTCCTTGCCGGAGGAACTGAACGCATATATGCACTTCATCACCGCACTTTGCGAGATGGCAAAGAAGCAGAAGCGGATCACCTCAAAAGAAAAAGAAACCGATAACGAGAAGTACGCCTTCCGTTGCTTCCTCCTCCGGCTCGGTTTCATCGGGGCGGAGTACAAGGGTGAACGAAAAATCCTCCTCCGCAACCTCTCCGGCAGTTCGGCTTTCCGCAGCGGTTCCCGCAAGGTGGATGCAGAGGAGGCTGAAAATGAGTGAGAAGATCAAAGCACAGATTCTTGCCATCCGTGCAACTGGCAAGACCAATATGTTCGACATTCCCGTTGTACAGAGGCTGGCATATGAGATGGAATTCTATGAATTGGTGACCTATCTCGAAGATCACCGGCAGGAATACGTTCAGTTTATCCTCACTGGAAAGGTCTAAAATGTACAGATTCCAGTCCAAATCATTGTGTACTATATATCTCCAAATTGACTTGATATATTACAACTTTAGAGGTAATATGTGTGTACCGCAAGGAAAACAAACACAGACAGAGAGGTACACACAATGCTTACCACAAGATTTGGAATCGAGATCGAGTTCACCGGAATTACCAGAGAGACCGCCGCAAAGACCGCAGCCGCTTACCTGAACGGCACCTGCGAATACATCGGCACTTACTACCGCACCTACGAAGTTACCCAGCCCGATGGACGCAAATGGAAGTTCATGAGCGACGGCAGCATCAACACCCAGCGCAAGGAAAACGGACAGAAGGTCAGAGCGGACCGCGACTACAGCGTCGAGATGGTCAGCCCGATCCTCACCTACCGCGAGGACATCGAAACCCTGCAGGGTCTGGTAAGAGAACTCCGCAAGGCGGGCGGCTTCCCCAACAACTCCTGCGGTATTCACATTCACCTTGACGGAGCGAACCACACACCGAAGAGCATCCGGAACTTCATCAACATCATCGCAAGCAAGAACGACCTCCTTTACAAGGCACTCCAGATCAACCCGGAACGCGCAAGATTCTGCAAGAAGATGGACGCCGAACTGGTCGAGAAGATGAACCTCAAAAAGCAGCTTGACTTCGAAACCATCGAAAACCTCTGGTACGACGGCTACTACGGATCGAGAGACACCCACTACCACGACAGCCGCTACCATTTCCTCAACCTCCACAGCTTCTTCCACGGACACCGCACGGTCGAGCTGAGAGGATTCAACAGCACCTTCCACGCAGGCGAAATCCGGAGCTACATTGTTCTCGCCCTTGCCCTCAACCATCAGGCACTGACACAGCGTTCCGCAAGCACCAAGAAGCCGCAGGTCGAGAACGAAAAGTTCGCCATGCGGACATACCTCAACCGGATCGGCTTCATCGGGGACGAATTCAAGAACTGCCGAGAACACCTCACCAAGCACCTCGACGGCTCGGCGGCATGGAGATTCGGCAACCCCGCCGCTTGAAGGAACGGCGGCAAGCAGAAAGGCTGACCGAGGGGACAGACCCCACAAACCCATAAAGGCGGCACGACCGCCCTTGTGGTGGTAGAAGGGTCACGAACCCTCGAACATAGGAGGAAAAACAAATGTATCCCAAAATCTATCTTGCATACGGAAGCAACCTGAACCTCGACCAGATGGCGTACCGCTGCCCGACGGCAACGATTCTCGGAACCAGTGAACTGAAGGATTACCGACTCCTTTTCAGAGGCGGACACGGCGGTGCTGTGGCAACCGTGGAACCTTACGAAGGCGGCAGCGTTCCGGTTCTGCTGTGGGCAATCACGGCGGCAGACGAGTCGGCACTCGACCGATACGAAGGCTGGCCGTTTCTGTACCGGAAAGAAAACGTCACGGTCAAACTTGGCAGACGGAATGTACAGGCGATGGCGTACATCATGAACGACGTCAGACCGCTCGGAATGCCCAGCCCGTTCTACTACAAGACCATTCTGGATGGATACCATGAATGCGAATTCGATCCGCAGATTCTGAAGCAGGGTGTGGCAGATTCCACGGAGGGTGACGGCAATGACTGAGAAAACAATCATCCGGCAGCTTTTCTTCGGTGAACTGCATCCCTGGGAGCGATTTGTACCCAGCGATTCTGACTTACGGAAGGCATCCAATCGTGTCGGTAAACTGGTCGAAGAATGGAAGCAACGCCTCAGTCCCGAGGATGCCGAACGGCTTGAGCAAATCGTTGATACTCTCTACCAGTACAGTTCCATTCTGGAAGCAGATGCGTTTGAGTCCGGTTTCCGTCTCGGCGGAAAAATGATGATCGACATTCTGCAGCCGGATTCCAACGTGGTCATACCGAAAGATATGCCGTAAAATATACAGATTCCCCTCCGAATCATTGTGTACTATATTTCTCGAATATGACTTGCTATTCTACCGAATTAGAGGTAATATGTGTACACCAAAAGGAAAACAACATACAACACGGAGGACAGAATTATGTGGAACGAAGGAACGATCAGAATCGGCAAAAGCATTTTCCATTACGAGGTCAAGCATTACGAGGAAGGTTCCCGGTTCGGCATCGACGAAGGACGGATTTCCAAGCTGATGCTCAAGCGGAACGGCGAAATCGTGTGTAATTACGACAGAGAGTGGGACATCGAACCGGTTGATGCAGACACCGAAACCGCTCTGGCGATCCTGATGAAGGATTACAACTGAAAAAACAACAACGGAGCATGAGCCGGAAGGCTCTGTTCCACGTATATGACGGTCGCACCAAGTATGGTGGCGGCTATTTTTTATGCCATTTTGGAGGTGGTGCCTATCCGAAAGCTGAAGAAATACACACCCACGGAATTCATGGCGGAGGATTCCCACTACGATAAATCCGCCGCAGATTTCGCCGTTGCTTTCATCGAAAGCCTGTGTCACACCAAAGGCACATGGGCGCGGAAACCTTTTGAACTGATCGACTGGCAGGAGAAGATTATCCGTGATATTTTCGGCACGATCAAGCCGAATGGCTATCGACAGTTCAATACCGCCTACATCGAAATCCCGAAGAAGCAGGGCAAATCCGAACTCGCTGCAGCTGTTGCTCTCCTTCTTACCTGCGGTGACGGTGAAGAACGTGCCGAAGTCTACGGCTGTGCCGCTGACCGACAGCAGGCATCCATCGTGTTCAACGTAGCTGCCGATATGGTCCGGATGTGTCCGGCTTTATCGAAAAGAGTCAAGATTCTGGAATCCCAAAAGCGGCTGATCTACATTCCGACCGGCAGTATTTATCAGGTGCTTTCCGCTGACGTCGGCAACAAGCATGGCTTCAATACCCACGGTGTGGTGTTTGATGAACTTCATACCCAGCCTAATCGGAAGCTGTTCGATGTAATGACGAAAGGCTCCGGTGACGCACGGATGCAGCCGCTGTACTTCCTGATTACGACAGCAGGTAATGACACGAAATCCATCTGTTACGAGATTCATCAGAAAGCGAAGGATATCATCGAAGGCAGGAAGATCGACCACACATTCTATCCGGTGATCTACGGTGCGGATGAAGCCGATGACTGGACTGATCCAGAAGTCTGGAAGAAAGCTAACCCTTCCCTCGGCATCACGGTTGGTATCGACAAGGTTCGGGATGCCTGCGAATCTGCAAAGCAGAATCCCGGCGAGGAGAATGCCTTCCGTCAGCTGCGACTCAATCAGTGGGTGAAACAGGCTGTCCGCTGGATGCCGATGGACAAGTGGGATCGGTGTTCGTTTGCCGTGAATGAAGACGATCTGGAAGGTCGTGTCTGTTACGGCGGTCTTGACCTTTCCTCCACGACGGACATCACGGCGTTTGTTCTGGTCTTCCCGCCGGAGGACGAGGATGATAAATACGTGATCCTGCCGTATTTCTGGATTCCCGAGGACAATCTGGAACTTCGAGTGCGACGAGATCATGTTCCGTATGATGTGTGGGAACGTCAGGGATTCCTGCAGACCACTGAAGGAAATGTGGTTCACTACGGTTACATAGAGAACTTCATCGAAAAACTCGGTGAACGGTTCAACATCCGTGAGATTGCTTTCGACCGATGGGGAGCCGTGCAGATGGTGCAGAATCTTGAAGGGATGGGATTCACTGTCGTTCCGTTCGGTCAGGGGTTCAAGGATATGTCTCCACCTACGAAAGAGCTGATGAAGTTGGTTCTGGAGGAAAAAATTGCTCACGGCGGACATCCGGTGCTTCATTGGATGATGGACAATATTTTCATCCGCACCGATCCGGCAGGTAACATCAAGCCGGACAAAGAAAAATCCACAGAGAAGATCGACGGTGCCGTTGCCACGATTATGGCGTTGGACAGAGCGATTCGTTGTGGCAATGATACATCCGCTTCGGTGTACGATGACCGGGGCATTTTATTTATCTGAGAGGAGTGTGATTGAATATGGGTATTTTCTCCGGTTTGTTCCGTTCCCGTGATAAGCCCCAGAACCGTACTGTCGGCGGCAGCTACAGCTTCTTCATGGGCGGCACAACATCCGGCAAAGCTGTCACCGAACGTTCAGCCATGCAGATGACCGCTGTGTACTCCTGCGTCCGTATCCTTGCAGAAGCTGTGGCGGGACTGCCACTTCATCTATACCGCTATACAGACGATGGCGGCAAGACAAAAGCCATTGACCATCCGCTGTATCACCTGCTCCATGATGAACCGAATCCGGAGATGAGTTCCTTCGTTTTCCGCGAAACGCTCATGACCCATCTGCTCCTGTGGGGCAATGCCTACTCGCAGATCATCCGAAACGGCAAGAACGAGATTGTCGCTCTGTATCCATTGATGCCTAACAAGATGACGGTTGAACGTGACTCTTCCGGTCAGCTTTACTACAGCTACTATCGCGGCTCAGACGAAGCATACCATGAACGCGAAAACACCGTGATCCTCCGCCCAACCGATGTCCTGCACATCCCCGGGCTCGGTTTCGACGGTCTGGTTGGCTACAGTCCCATAGCTATGGCGAAAAACGCCATCGGCATGGCGATTGCCTGTGAGGAATACGGTGCGAAGTTCTTCGCCAACGGCGCAGCTCCCGGCGGTGTTCTCGAACATCCCGGCACCATCAAAGACCCTGCCCGTGTGCGTGAAAGCTGGCAGTCTACCTTCGGAGGCAGCGGAAACGCAAACAAAATCGCCGTCCTCGAAGAAGGCATGAAATACACGCCGATCGGCATCGCTCCCGAACAGGCACAGTTTCTGGAAACCCGAAAGTTTCAGATCAATGAAATTGCTCGAATTTTCCGTGTCCCGCCGCACATGGTCGGGGATCTGGAGAAGTCGAGTTTTTCCAATATTGAACAGCAGTCCCTTGAATTCGTGAAATACACGCTCGACCCGTGGGTGATCCGATGGGAGCAGTCCATTCAACGCTCACTCTTAAATAAGGAAGAAAAGTCACAGTATTTCGCTAAGTTCAATCTTGAAGGACTGCTCCGTGGGGACTACCAGTCCCGAATGCAGGGTTACGCCGTCGGTCGGCAGAACGGGTGGATGTCTGCGAACGATATCCGCGAACTGGAAAACCTCGACCGTATTCCCGAGGAGGAAGGCGGTGACCTGTACCTCATCAACGGCAATATGCTTCCGATGAAAAACGCAGGAGCCTTTGCCGATAACATAAATACTAACGGAAAGGAAAACGAGACTAATGAAGAAATTCTGGAAGTGGACGAATCTGGCACCGACGGAAACAGCACCGGCGGAGAGGATTCTTCACCTGAACGGCACCATCGCCGAGGAAAGCTGGTTTGACGATGATGTCACACCTGCTATTTTTGAGAACGAACTGAAGTCCGGTGACGGTGACATTACCGTCTGGATCAACAGTCCGGGCGGCGATTGTGTCGCGGCGGCGCAGATTTACAATATGCTGATGGACTACAAAGGTTCAGTTACCGTGAAGATTGACGGTATCGCCGCTTCTGCCGCATCCGTGATTGCGATGGCAGGTTCCAAGGTACTGATGTCTCCCGTGTCCATGCTGATGATCCACAATCCCATGACCGCAGCTTATGGTAATTCCGCAGAAATGCAGAAAGCCATTGAAATGCTCGGCAGTGTGAAGGACTCTATCCTCAATGCCTACGAAATCAAAACCGGAATGTCCCGCACGAAGCTGTCTCATTTGATGGATGCGGAGACTTGGATGGATGCAAACAAGGCGATGGAACTCGGTTTTGCCGATGAAATCATGAAGCGTACCGTGGAGGATATCGAAACTCCCGCCGTTTCCATGATGTATTCCAAGGCGGCTGTGGTCAACTCCCTCATGGACAAGATCGCCGCCAAGTGCAAGATCGAGAAACCGGATGAACCCGTACAGCCGCCTGAACCCGAAGTTACCGGTCGCAAAGTCGATGACCTTTATGACCGGCTCAATCTTATGAAACACTAAAAATGGAGGAAATTCAATATGACTATTCATGAACTGCGCGAAAAGCGTGCAAAGGCATGGGAAGCTGCCAAGGCTTTTCTGGATTCCCATCGCCCCGCAAACGGTATTCTTTCTGCTGAAGACGATACCGTATATTCCCGCATGGAGCAGGAAATCACCGACCTCGGTAAGGAAATCGCCAGACTTGAGAGACAGGAAGCAATGGATGCCGAACTGAACAAGCCTGTGAACCGTCCCATCACTGGTCAGCCCATGTCCGGCACTGCCGAAGTCAAGACCGGTCGTGCTACTGACGAATACAAGTCCAACTTCTGGAATGTGATGCGTTCCAAGGCTCCCATGCCGCAGGTGGTAAATGCACTTCAGGTCGGTACTGATTCTGAAGGCGGCTACCTCGTTCCCGACGAATACGAAAAAACTCTTGTTGAAGCACTTCTGGAAGAGAATGTATTCCGTGGTCTGGCCCACATCATTCAGACTTCCAGTGGTGAGCGCAAGATTCCTGTTGTTGCATCCAAGGGTTCTGCAAACTGGATCGATGAGGAAGGTCCCTATGAAGAAAGCGATGATTCCTTCGGTCAGGTAACTATCGGAGCGCACAAGCTGGGTACCACGATTAAGGTTTCCGAAGAACTGGTCAACGATTCCGTGTTCCCTCTGGAAAGTTATATCGCCAAGGAATTCGCCCGCCGTATCGGTTCCCGTGAAGAAGATGCATTTCTCAACGGTGACGGTAACGGCAAGCCTCTCGGCATCCTTGCCAATTCCGGTGGTGCGGAAATCGGGGTGACTGCCGCATCTGCGACTGCCATCACTGCCGATGAGATCATCGACCTCTACTTCGCTCTCAAAGTGCCCTACAGAAAGAAGGCTTCCTGGCTTCTGAATGATTCCACCATCAAGGCAATCCGTAAGCTGAAAGATGCCAATGGTCAGTATCTCTGGCAGCCTGCTCTGACTGCCGGTAACCCTGATATGATCCTCGGTCGTCCGGTACACACTTCTGCGTATATGCCCGTCCTCGGTTCTTCTGCTAAGACCATCGCATTCGGTGACTATAAGTATTACTGGATCGCCGACCGTCAGGGCAGATGTTTCAAGCGTCTCAACGAACTGTATGCGACCACCGGTCAGATCGGTTTCCTCGGCTCTCAGAGAGTGGACGGTAAGCTGATCCTGCCTGAATCCATCAAGGTTCTCCAGATGAAGGGCAGCGTTGCAGATCCCACCTAATCCAGGGGGAGGTAAGGCATGGACGAACTGATTGATAAGGT